AAACAGCCCTAGATAGTTTACAAGGCCGCGCACCTAATCAAGTATTCGGCCCAGTGGTGAGTATCCCGGAACTAGAAGCACTTATCAGCAATTGGAGTTTCTTTGAAACTAATATTCACAGTAAGAGCTATAGTCATATTATCCGTAATATTTACAATGTGCCTAAAGATGTATTCAACACTATCCACGATACTGAAGAAATTGTAGGCATGGCCAGTACCATTGGCAATTACTATGATGCCTTGCATGTTATTAACTGTCGCAAAGAACTAGGTGAAAACATCACTGAGCGTGAGCATATCAAAGCTATTTGGTTAGCCTTACATGCCAGCTACGGTCTAGAAGCATTCCGCTTTATGGTTAGTTTTGCTACTAGTTTGGCCATGGTTGAGAATAAAATCTTTATTGGTAATGGTAACATTATCAGCTTGATCTTACAAGACGAACTATTACATAAAGAGTGGACAGCGTTCCTGATCAATCAAGTGGTCAAAGAAGATCCACGCTTTACTGACATTAAAGCAGAGTGTGAAGCAGAAGTCTATGCTATGTATTTGTCAGTGATCAAAGAAGAAAAGGAGTGGGCTGATTATCTATTCCAAAAAGGCCCAGTTATTGGCTTAAATGCTAATATTTTAAAGGATTTTGTTGATTATACAGCCGTAGATGCCTTAAAAGCTATTGGTATTAAGTATCAAAGCCCAGCACCAAAGACTACACCTATTCCTTGGTTTAACAAGCACAGCGATACCAGCAAGAAACAAACAGCCCTACAAGAATCAGAGTCAACTAACTATGTCATTGGTGTTATGGGCGATAGTATTGACTACGATGAATTACCAAGTTTATAAGAGAGAAAAGATGTTAACAGTATATTCAAAAAATAATTGTCCATTTTGCGACAAAGCCAAGCACTATCTAAAAACTAACGGATTTGAATTCGAAGAAATTAAAATCGATGAGGATCCAGTAGCACGTGAATGGTTGATCAATGAAGGTCACCGCACAGCACCACAGATCTACAACAATGGTAAATTGTTAGTAGAAGGTGGATATCAAGGATTGGCAAAGTTAAACGCTGATCAAATTCAAGAACGCATAGGAGCAACAAATGCTAGCAAATAAAGGTTATACAAAAGATCAAATTGTAAGTTTTAAACTAGTCAACGGCGATGAAATTGTTGCCAAAATAATAGCTGAAGATGTTGACAGTTTCACTATTGGCAAACCATGCACAGTAATGCCTAGCCATCAGGGTATAGGTCTATTACAGAGTATATTTACTAGTGACTTAAATAAGAGTATAACCCTAGCAAAGTCACATGTGATGATGCATGCACCAACAATGGAAAAAATGGAAAATCATTACATTGCAACAACAACAGGCATTGAACCAGTAGGCGCCGGTGGTATTATAACTTAAGGTAATAGAACTATGGCGTCAGACATTCTTGTATCAGCTAAATCAGCCACTAGCGTAACAGAAGGACTTAATGTTACCTTAGCTACTCCGTCGTCTGGACTTACTCCTAGCACGTTTACTGCCATGCTGGGTATTAATCAAGGATCGGCATTACAAATAGCACAGCCGGTACAGGATACACTGACAAAATTAAGCAATATTGCCTATAGCAACTCATCAGCTAATGTTCAAGCTAACGCAGCCATAGCTTCTTTAACTAGTTTTCAATCTAATCTGGGATTTGGCGGCAGTCCAAACCATGCCGCATTTGGTGATTTCTTAAATCAAGCTCATGGGCATATACAAACTGCTACTGATCTGCGTAACAGCACCGACTTCATGGCCAATTTAAATTACAGTGATCTGGGTCCGGGCATCACTGACATGGGCAGTAGTGCAGAGCGTGGTATGACCAACACCCTGGGTAATCTACCTTCTGCGGGCGCACTCATGGCAGGCACTGGTAGTATGTATAGTGGAGTTAATTTATCAAACTTTGGCACAGCAACTGGCCTGGTTAAATCATTACAAAACAACAGTTTGGCCAATGCTACCAAGGTAAATCAACTGTTGGTTAACAATGGTGTTGACCTAAACAACATAGATGATCCTGTTTACCAAGATCAAATAAACAACTGCCTAGCAACTATCAATGATCCTACTACAGTGAATGTAGTTGCTGATCAATTCAATGTCAGCCCACCGGGTGGTTTGCCTGAGTGGAATGGAGACGATAGTAGTTTGTATGACACAAGTTCTCAAACTATTAACAATACATCTAGTGCTCCGAATGGTGGATTTCCTATTACTGTTACACAGGTTATTAGTCCTGGCGGAACTGGAGCTACTTACAATATCACAGGCACAGCATCATCTGCGGTTAACACAATCTATAGTGTATCAGGTACCCAAGGTGCATTTAGCACTTCTGGTAATTATGATGCAGTATACAACGATATATCTGATTTACTAACCAGCACTAATGTATCAGGACTAGAAACTGATTATAGCGCAATACTAACTAGTCTAGCTGATGTTAAAACAAGTTTAACAGCAAAAGTTGAAGGTGGCGTAGTAAGTTTGGCTACCCTAGCTGATCCCACTAAACTGGTACCATCGACGAGTATACCGGGATTGACCGGGGGCACAAGTGCATTAACTACGCACTTAACTGATCTCGGTGCTAGTATACTAAATGATGCTAGTCAAGCACCTGCATTGTTTAATCAAATACAAACTCCAGCAACCCCGTTGACCACTGCGGCATTTCCTAGTCTAAGTGGATTAATAACCAGTCATCAAAGCACAATTGACTCTATGACCGGAACAGGCACTGGCCCTAAAGGTCTACCAAGTATGCATGACTTTACACAACATGTAGCTGGTGGTCCTAGCATTACTAGTTTCTTGCAAACAGTTGGATCTAATCCAGCAACAGCTATATCAGCACTAACAGCATCAATTAGTAATGCGCAAAGCCTATTTACAACAGCTGGAGTTGATTTTACTAGTCCAGTGAAAAATACACTTGGCTCTTCAATGAATTTTGCACAAAATCTACATAAATTTGGTGCAGATACTAGTGGTAGTGGAGTAGGTGATGTATTGCATAATCTAGCCAATCCTAATACACCATACGGCGAAAGTATCAAAGCTAGTTTGGCAGAAGGTCGCAACAAACAACTATTACAAGATAATGGTATTGCACCGATTAATACTACACCACCACCAGATACTCCAAATAAAACGAATGTAAATTTTCCAGTTACAGTTTCTAGAAGAATTGATCGAACCGATGCTCCGGGGTATGGAACCGTAGATGCAGTGGCAATTTCTAATACTAATATCACATACACTGTAACGAATGGCAATGTGGCTTCACCGCCACCTGGCAATTTTCCACCTTATCAGGTTGTGATATCTGGCTCGTATGATTCTATAGTGGCTCATTTAAAAGGTGCATTTGGCAATATTGTTGTTGCTGCAATGCCTAGTATACAAGCAGAATTAAATTCACAATTAAGCGGCGGAAGCCCACCAGCTACAAGTTAACCAGGAGAGTATCAATGTCAAAAATCATCGATGAGTTAGACGAAGAAATAAGTTTAAATTTAGAAGATGAATTAGGCGAATTAGCAGACGACGATTATGTATTTGTCGTTAAAGCTGATGGCACTCTGAAGAATATAATGTTTCCGGTAGAAGATCAATTTGAATATAGCCAAAAAATTCTAGCTATATTTAAAGCAATCGGAATTGAAAATCCTGAAATCTTGCTAGAACAAACAATGCACTAACCCCACCTCAATAAAAATGCTGTTAGTTGTTCTTCTGTTTCTAATGCCACGGTCATACCCTCTTGATGTAGTCTACCCTTGGGTAAATTCTCATCCATCCACATATATATGGCCTTTTCATTCTTCATCCAATGGCTAATATCTGCTATTACTATATAGTAATAGGGCATCTCGTGATCAAACGGCCCTGATGCTATAAACTTACGTCCATTGGCGCCATCTAATATGCTCATGAATATAATAGTGCTACCATCATAGCGTGTTGATGATCTTCTATTAAAAACTCATTACGACTGTGTTTAAACTTAGCATTCATTGATTTAAGATAGTAGATAACGGTGACATTTTTATGATCGGGATTGATAGTAACATGATGCCAGCCTTCACGTGTGCGTATATCTCGCTCCATATACCATGACCATGGTTGGCTATCATAGTCAGTCCAATCATTTTGTTCCATAGAAAAAACATAGTCTTCCCATTCTTCTGACCAAATGTCTTCTTCGTTTAATTGGTCTAGGGCAATATTCTTAGGTATTTTCATGGGTATTAATGTATTCGCCGTAGCGTAACAAGAACA